GCTTCGGTTTTAATAGCTTTAGTAGCAACGTTTACACCACCTGAATAAATTTCTATTTCCGCTATGTTTAAAGGACGATCGCTCCATGACGAATTTTCGTACCCGAACCACACCGAATCTGCGTAATTAACAGATACAGGTATATCAATTTCTTCGAGTTTACTCGTATCTATGGTATATCCAAAATCGTTTTCTGTAAACGTCACGGTTTTCGTATATATAATAGTATCGGCACTGACTTTGTTATAATAGAGTTCAAGTGTATTATCACCTATAATTTTATTATCAAACTCTTTATTCTCTACAATGTTCATGGTCACATCGGTAAAGTCTTTGAGATTACCCGTGTCGCTATTTTCATACTGATGAAGAATTTTATCAGTGTCGTTATCTCTTAAGATAATAATCCATTTGTACACTACACTCTCTATATTCGACTTGTTTTTCCACGAAAGTTTAAGACCCTCGAGTGTGTACCCTTCACCCCTAGGTTTTATACTATAAATCAAAAATATGATAAATAGAATGATAGCTATTAAAAGTATCATTTTATTTATAGTGAGATTTTTTTTATATTTTTATTCTTCTTTCACTTCAATTTGTGGCTTTGGGTTTGACTTTCGAGACACACTTACAGCCCAAATTATCAAACCAACAATTAATCCAATAATTACGATTCCGAAACCTATATCTTGACCATTCATTTTTTTATATTATGTTATAATACAAGAAAAAAATGCGTTCTTTTACAACTGTCCTGATGGAAGCCTTATTTATCGGTCTTCTTTTACAAGGTTTAGTCACGGGTCTTACGAAATTTGTGTATAAGGGTACGGGTGTTCTAATTTTAGCAGGCGCGTTAATACATTTATTGTTTGAGTATTCGCCTTTCGGCAATATTAATGAAAAGTGGTGTAAAATGATATTTAATTAAAAATTTATAAGATCATCTATAATCAATGATTTTTCATGTTCAAGCTCTTTTAATTCTGTAGACAATTCTTCGTATTGTCTATCTATATCATCATTGTAATCTTCCAGGTAAGTTCTAAAAAAAAGACGCCTGTCACCAACGTCGTGTCCAGCATCAAAAAGTGCATGTACGGTATAATTTCGTAAACGAATACCAAGTTCTCGGGCGCGTCGTTTCACAGCCTCTTCACGAACAACATTTGTCACATTTCGTCTATGTTTAAGTTTTTCCATTTTTTTTAATGTTTCGTGAATTAGTCTATTTACTTCAATAAGATTATCTTCCAATACATAATCACGTAAAGGTTCTGGAACAGGTGGTGGAGGTGTTTGTATAGGTGGTAAATCCACATGCACAAAATCACCACGTCTCGAAGCTGATGGTGGCGGTGTTGTATCGTATATTGTAAGATCATCGAGATTATCTCCAAAAGGGGGTAGTCTAGTAACAGGTGAAAAAGGTATAGGTATATCAACACGTCGAATTCTAAATTCTTCTTCGTCTTCACTTTCAGACTCGGATTCGTATTTGATATAATCGTGAATTTTTTTTATAGAATCACACATTTTAAGATAATCACCTTCAGAAATTATCTTAGAATTGAGGTCGAGGGTTTGCATTAACGAGGTGAGAGCTTCCATTTTTAATGTATTAGTTTTTATTTTGTTTTATTACAACTTAGGTTTGTTATTTTTCTTAAAAGTAAAAGGGCTTCGACAGCCTCTCCAATATCACGGTGTTTTACACAAAATCCAGTTTTTCCCTGGCGACAAAGACAGTTTTCGTAAAGACAATTTGGACGCATTTTTTTTTCTGAACGTATTCGTATCATCTCGTACTTAGGTTTATATTTCATCTTCTTCGAGTTCGGATTCGGATTCTGAATGATATTCACTTTCGTTATCCAAATCATCAATATTACCCGGTAATTCATCGTATAATGTATCCCAATCGACACGACTCGCAATCTCATAATCGTCCATAAAATCGTTATATGAAATTTTATCGTTTACATCGTATTCATCATCGAGATACGTTTTCCAAAACTTGAAATTCTTTTTTGTAATTTTACTCGGAAAGAGTTCAACCGTAAATTCCTCCCCGTTTTTATAATCGCATTGGTTAAGGATATCCTTTTCACTTTCAATGTACAGATCGAAAAAATAGTTTAAAATACCAATAGTTTTGTTATGTATCGGCGACTTTGGTTCGTAAAAAAAGTCAATAAATTGAACTTGACCATAAGACGTGTTTAATTTTCTATTTGAAATACCAATGTATGCAATGTATTTGTATGTATTTTTAGGAATAAGATGCGCAGGGTATCCAAAATCGGCACGTAAACCATACACTTTACAATTTTTACCCACTAGATCCGAGCATAATTCATTAACATCAGAAAGTTCGACAATAGAGGTGCAGTTTTTAAGAAGTTCGTACGTGAGCATGTTTGTATATTACATATTAGATGCTATTGTTTAAGTCCATATCTTCACTGAACGTGTTGTAAAGTTCCGTCCAATCAATACTCCCATAAAGATTGTATTTTTCAACAAATTGCATTAAAGTTTTCTGACATTTAAATTCATGTTTAAAATAATTCATCCAAAAATCAACCCATTCCCCGGGGACCTGTCTCGGAGCAATCATTGTGTTCAACTCATCTTTTGCCAACATTCGTAGTGCTGGTTCGATAATACCCATTCGAGTCCCATTTTCATATTTCTCTTCGTACATAAAGTCAATCATGTGAAGTTTATCATTAAAAGCAGATACACCGATATACGCGATATGATTAAGGCGTTTAGGATTACATTCTCTGGGAAAATTATCTTTTGGTCTTATACCATACACTTGTGAAGGTGTACCGTGTGCAAATTTATCCGTTCTAAAGCTCGATAAAACCCCGTCGAGTTTTTCGAGTCTTTCAAGTTCAACAGTTTGCTTTGTAAGTTCATAAAGAAGAGACATTTTTCATTTTATATTATCTATCATTTCTTCGTCACTTAGGTCTTCTTTAACAATGTTATATGACAGTGTTAAAAGAGCAATTTTATACACAAAAAAACCAAAAAGAGATACACTGCAATTGAAATGAAATGGTACATCGGGATTTGAATTCCATATAGATTCAAAAGCAGCTATACAAATAGGTGGTAAAAATTGCTTAGGAAAAGTGTTACCTTTCTCGATAGTATCAACGTGATTTGAAAGTAAAGTTATATACCCATAAGAAGATAATACACCAAGACACGCTGATAAACCATCTATTGGTTCATGCCCAATGAAATTATATCCTATATATACACTACCAAACTGCAAAGTATTATGTTTTAAACGATTTTTTATAGATTCGTATTCCGAAATACTTTTACGTCTTTTTACGTGACAAACACTTCTTTTTGTTTTTTTAGTTGGGTTTATTATAGTAGACTGTATACATATCATTACATTTTATCTAGTATATTTTCTTTAAACTTTTGTTCTTTTTTATCAAAATCTTTACATCTCTCTATCGATTCATGTAAACGAACTTGTAGTTCGAGTAATTTATCTTCGTGAACGAAGTCATCGGTTGTTAATGGAGATACTTCCCATAAAATACCGAACGCTTTGTTATATGCAAGTTCTCTTTTATAATTTTGATATTCTCTGTATTTAGAGCGTGATAATTCATATGCATACATATTAATATTATTTAACTCAAATTCAGTAAAACAAAAATCACTGTAAGCAGATTCATAGAGTTCCGTACATTTCTCTCCATTTCCGAATAAGTTTATTGAGTCGCTCAGTTTTTTCTCCCATACCGTATTTTTGTTTTTTGGGTGCTCCGGGACACTTGACATTAGAATAGTCGTATTTATTGACTTTGTCCCAGATAACCCTTTGTATATCTTCTGGGAGTTCGTTTGTCGCTTGACAAAACGAGAGAATGTAGTCGTACGTGTGTAAGGCGATATAGTCATCCATTTCATTTTACATTTTTAAAAATAACTTTTGTACTTAGGTTTTTTAGGAACTTCTAAAATTACAGTTTCGTTAGCTTCATTTTTTGTAGTAATATAATCATAATCACATAATCTTACAGATCGAGACATTTCATTTTCTTTAATTTTTGGTTTCGGTGCTAATAAATTACATACACTTGAATAAAATGTATACATTACTATTTTTTATCATTATTTTTTTATATTATACATACAAGATGGTATCACTCCAGGATTTACCTAAAAAAGTTCAATATATTATTATAGATTCTGAATATGTAAAAGGAACAAATAATACGTTTAGTGTAGATCTTACACTCGAATCAAATTTACATTTAGAAGAAATGTCACAGGTATGCGGTGTAAAACCGGTAGATTTTTACATAACACAAATAGGTGAAAACGATCTAACTGGTAATACAAATGTTGCAAAATATGTAGATATTATATGTCCTGATATACCTAAACGTGGACAAATATTAAACGAACGTAATGGTGAAATTCTTGCGCGTGTACCATTAGAACGAAGTTTTACAGGGAGTAATGATTTTATTATGCGTGATAAACAATGGAGATCATTTCAAAGACAAACTAATTTTTTTAACCCTATATCTATACAAAAACTTCATTTTGAGATATATGAATCACAGGGTGATCAAGACTATGCATTACTTCAACCAGATGCGTCGTGGTATATGGTTCTTGAAATAACAACAATAGATGTCAAAGAAAAACCGACTGACAGAGAACTTCAAATATTAGAAGCTTTACGTAAACTTATAGGCAAGATAGATGAACTTAACATAAATGTTAAAAAACTTCCCGATAAGGAGGATATCGAAAAAATGGAAATTGAAAAAAAGAAAAAGTACCCATTTCGCTATTTACTGTTATTCATAGCCATGATAATAGGTGGATTTGTATTTGTCAAAAATAAATTTACTCCTTCGGTTCCGCAACCTTCTTTTTAACGACCCGTTTAACGGTTTTTCTTTTTGGAGTTGGTGGAGCTGGCTCTGGAGCTGGCTCTGGAGCCTTTGGTGGAGCTGGAGCCTTTGGTGGAGCTGGAGCCTTTGGTGGAGCTGGAGCCTTTGCTGGAGCTGGAGCTGGAGCTGGAGCTGGCTCTGGAGCCTTTGGTGGAGCTGGAGCCGAAGCTGGTGGTTCAATTACATCCACGATTTGTTTAAGAATACCATAAACGGTTTCTTTGTTAATTTTTGGTCGCTGAAGAGCAGTTTCAATTTGTTCCCTGATAGAGTTCATCGCGTAATATATATAAAAGAAATATTATCTTTATACTAAATGTTATTCATTGGTCCAACTCTCCTGAGTGGTATAGGTCAACACTGTAAAAAATATATGGACCTTTTTCCACAAAGTAAGTATATTGAGATCCATAAAGAAATACCAGAATGTGAAAGAGCGTTTATATTTGCTTTACCTGTACAGTATTGGTTAGATAAGATACCTGAAATAAAAAGAAAAATCAAACACGTAACGTGTATGACAGTTTGTGAAACCGAAACAGTACACGAAGATTATGGTAAACTTTTTGAACTCTTTGACAAAATTGCTGTACCGAGTGAATTTTGTAGAAAAGTATTTAAGCGTCAGTTTCCTGATACTAAATTTTACGTCATACACGCACATATACCCGATAAAAGACCGTATACGTTTTACCATATAGGTAATGTTCATGATACACGAAAAAACTTTAATAAAATCTTGGAAACATTCCTACGTATGAATAAACCAGATTCGCGTTTGATTGTAAAAGCAACGTGTAAACAACCCGTGGAAGCGCGAATACCTAACGTTACGTTTATAAACGGGCTCATATCAGATGAAGAAATGGAAAGTATACATGCCATGGGTGATTGTTATGTAAGTTTTTCAAGTTCCGAAGGCGTTGGTATGGGTGCAGTCGAAGCAGCTTTACGAAACAAACCTGTTATTATAACGGAATATGGGGGTGCACCCGAATATATCAAAACACCATATACTATAAAATGCGGTTTACAAGAAATACCAAAAGATGATTTTTTGTTTAAAGCGGGGATGAAATGGGGTAAACCCGATGAAAAACAATTACGAGAGTTTATGGAAGATGCATATTCCAAGAAAATAAGGTATATGGAACATCCGAGAACACATATGTTGACATGTAAAGAAAATGTATTACAAGAATTCGTCGATAATGTAGTTGGTGAGATAAGTAATGATACCAGTTAAGATAGCACCTGACATAAGTGAACCTCGTTGCATAATAAGCATTGCTACAATATCATCAATGAACTTGACATTAGTTGGTTTTTTAAAAACCTCTGGTGCGATCTTTGAAATTACAAGATAAAGAGACATCGCTACGATAACGGGTCGAAGTGTTTCCTGATCTAACATGTTTTATAATATCGAAATATTTAATTTTGGCTTGGTTCCTAACACTTCATCATCTATTCTATGTTTTTTACAATAACACCCACACACGGCTTTGAATGAACATTTCTTTCCTGACAATGTAAAAGCCTGACATATTTTAGTTGTATGTACAGGTTTTTCTGGTACTGAACTTAAAACTTGTATAGGTCTTTTATTTTCACATTCAAGTTTCCGTTTTCTCATCTTATTTATTATATCCGCCATTTCCTCGGGTGTCTTTTTACAATTTTTTATATTTTTAGATATACGTAAACAATCTTCGTAACTTTGAACATTTGATTGATGTTTTTTAGTGAGTATATTCTTAGTATCACTAAAATTCGTCTGTATAACAGTAGGTAAAAAATATTGAGACATTTTACTTTTTTAGTTTTTAATGAAAAAAAAATAACTTAGGTTAATAAAGAATGTGGTTCTTTGTAAAACTCAGAAGAACGTACAGTTTCACTCTCGGTGAGTAGACATGTATATCAAATTTGTAATTGTTTTAATGGACATGGTATGA